GTGTTGGGTGATTTCTTCTACACGAGGAACGCTATTGAGAACCTTACGGCTAAAGCTATTTACACGTGCATGGGCCAGGTTTAACCACTAGGCCTAGTAGTACTGTACGTAGTAATACGGACTGATTTACTTCCGTCAGGAAGGATCCGGTCTTCTAAGCTGAAAGTGCTCTCTAATAGTTTTGTATAAATAAAAGGAACAATTAGATCACCGAAGTGAATCCAAAGGTCCTAATATTCAGTGACATGTTCATCACTCAGCGCTCCTACCTCGCCACCTTTCCAGGGTGACGAACTAGGGCCTGTTGTTTTGTCATAAAGCTTTGGATTTCCACATGTATGAGCATCCAGAGACGTATCCATATACCCGCTTGACCCTTAGAGCGAAGCTCTTCGGTATCAAACAGAGTAACAGGAACGAGACTGGCGACATTAAAGAACTCTTCAACTGTGCTAAGCACAGCCTCAAGATCAACATCTGGACCTCCAAGCGTCCACAATTTCCTCACTAGTCTGTCAGCGGCCTCGTAATGAGCCTTAATCGGACGTAATAATCCTAAGATCTCGAACCTAAACCAGGATGCGTGCTCTGTACTGTCTTTCAACAGTCCCAGATCACTATCCGCGGTCAGGTCGTTCTCTAGCGTAGCCATTGTTGTCTCCAAGTCTTTCCGTAACGCTGATAAGGCGGTATGGAATATCTTGTGAAACACAACTGGCAACACTGATGGGTCCACAAGTTTAGCGGTTTTCACCGTAAACATCTGGATCCAATCTAGGAGAGTTCCGACCGAGAAGGGCCCATGCGGGCTGCAAAGCAGCAAGGTTATCCCTAGGAAACGCTTACTATGCGTAACCGGGGTTACCCAAGCTGCAGATTGGGCTTTGAAACCCAACCCGGCAAACTTAAGCACTCGTGGTAGCGTCACGGTATTGATAACTCTCATTGCTGAGGTCACCAACTCCGGAACAAACTTGATCCCAGAGAACCCAACAGCTATATGCTTAAGAGTCGTCGGACTTGCGTCCACTCCTCGAAAGATAAAGCGTTTGGCGAACTCAAAGGACCCATTGTCCGAGGATAGGGACTTCGCGAACGAAATCTCTACCCCCAGCGTTTCCATGATGCCTAAGTAAGCCGTTGCAATGTTACGATGACAGATGACAACATCGTCACCTAGCAAAGCATAGTGCTGAAACCATGTACGCATACCGCATTTCCACGCGGCATATTGTACGATGGCATGATGGGTCAATGCGAGCATGGCCCAGGAACTGTACGCGCCCATTGGCTGCCCTACGGCGTACTTCACACCTTCTTTAGGACTGTTGGTTTTCACACCATCAACCTTCCGAGGGCAGGAGTAGAAGCGTTCGGTTAGTAGCCGAACCCACAATCGCGCTAAGGGTTTACCAATGAGGTAGGACAGAACCAGCTCTTGGATCAAAATAGGCAGTCTGTCCGTCGCTGCACTTAGATCGAAACCGCGTTCTTCATCGTTGCGAGAACCAAGATATCC